TATCTATTTTTTTAATAATATAAAAATCGTCATTCATCAAAACAAATTCATTAGATATTTGTGGTGAAGAACAGATCATTTTTAAATTCTCTACAGCATTTTTATACTTAGTATGTACCTGATGAACCTCAATATAATTTCCTATGTACCAATCAGGCTTACCACCAACAACCCATATATTTGAGTCTGGAAAACTTTCAACGACAGATCTAATAGAATACTTTAACTCTTCGTTAACGCCTTCTTTACATATGTATACAAAGTCCATAATTACCCAGTTATAAAAAATAAAGAGGGCAAGTTTTTAAGTTTGCCCTCCTTATTAAAAACAAACTACTTTTTCTTAGCAGCCTTTTTTGCTGGAGCCTTTTTAGCAGGTACAATCTTGCTAAGTGCATCTGAAACAGCACCAGTGTCTGGCAATACGCCAAACGCCTTGTCATTAGGATTAAGCGCTCTTAATGCGACGGGCGCTAGAGCAGCAACTAATGCAGCCCATAAATCTTTTGGATCTGTTACGCCAGCCATATAAAGTGCAATTACTGAACCAAGAACAGATCGTCCGTATGATGCTAGCATTGCCTTTGTCTTATCATTTAGTAAGTTATTCATTATTCCTCCTAGGATATAATTTGTGTTAGTATTGTAAAACCAATCCACAGCCCAATAATTCCTGCGACTCCCGCAAAAACTGGTGGTGCTGGTACTGGCAATATGAATGAAGCAAACACGGCACCGCATCCAAAACCTGTTAGTGTTGATAATAGAACATCTCTCATACTATTTATCTCCTACTGCTGGTGGCAAAAGTGCTAAAAGTTTTTCAGAATACCCATTCAAACCTTTACTTTTAAGTTCTTCTGATACTTCTTTAATAGTTTTTTGTGATGTTTCAATATATTCAAAAGCCCAATCTCTAGAATCAGAAAGAAATTTTATAAAATTTTCTTTATGTATTGCATCATCTGAAAGTGTTATATTATTTTTAACTTGAGAAGCAATTTCCTCTAGTGCTCTATTTTTTATAAAAAGTTCTGCAAGTAAAATGTTTGATTTTTTTAACTTATCAAATACTGACCAATAGGCTATGCCAAAAGAAAATGAGAGGGTAGCAAAAAATATTATAAACATCATTTCCATACTAACTATTGTACTCCATCTCTAATGGCATGGGTTGCCCAATAATATAAACATTTATCGCAACAAGGTTTGTTGTGTTCATTTTTAATGTCTTTGTAAAACTCAGCATAATAGATAGGATCTTTACGGTATAAGTTAGCCCTATGAGTGATATTTACACGGTCTATGTGAGAGGGCTTGTTCCAGACTGGCTTATCAGTACCCCAAATCTGCCCACAAACAGCCTCTAGAGCCTCTATATTGGCTTCGTTCTTATCTGTCCTTATACCCCTTGCCTTAGCCTCTTTAATCATGGCTTTAGCGTATGTGCGTAATGAATGCTCTGCATTTTTCCACATCAATACCGCTGGATGATTGCGCCAAGCCCCTGATGGGGATTTACCAGACAAAACCTTGAGTATCTGATAGGCTTCTAATATCTGTTTATTTAATCTTTTATTATCTAATATTTCTGCACACTGATCATAATCTTTATAAGGTAGGAAGGTTTGCATTAATTTTCTTCTATATCAAAAATGTTTAATTCAGATATTTTTTTTAAATTGGATGCTACCCAAAGTGTCATGGCAGTTAACAAAGATAAGATTATTAGTATTAATATTTTTGTTTTCTTTTTCATATTGTTATCATTGTTCCACATCTTATACAGGCGTTATAACTTTTCCCAGTATATGGGCATGCTCCAGCAGTAATTAATACATGATCTTTAATTTTACATATAATAATTTTAATTAATTGTTTAATCATTTAATTGCCTCTCTAGTTATCAAAACAATTGCTCCACAATCTTCTAGTGCTTTTTTAAGTTTTACAACATATTGAAGTGCTGATATTTTATCATCGTGCCCCATATGTAAAAACTTTTTTTCATCTAATTTTACCGTAAGAAAATGATCGTTGTCAATAATCTGCACTCCAAAACCTTTTGGCGCAGGTATAGAATGAACGGCATATCTCATTAAATCTGTATACATTATTTATTAAACCAATTATCATTATCAGAACAAACATATTTAATATATTGATTTTTAAACAAACTATACTTTGTATAATATTTAGTTTCTGCAATATTTATAAGCCATTCTTTTACATCTTGTTTAATTTTAAGATTTTTAAAATTTTCCATATCTTCTTTACAAGCACTTGCAACATTTTTTGTAATATCTGTACGAATAATATTTTTAAATAAATGAAAAAAATCAGGAAAAGCATGAATTGCTGGGCCATTATCAGTATAAAGAAAAATACCATTTGGTTTTAAAATTCTTTTTACCTCATAAAAAAACAATGGAAAATTTTGATAGCAATGAGAAGATTCTACACTGACGACTATATCAAAATAATTATCTTCGTAGTCTAAACTTTCTGCATTTGAAACTTTAAAATTAATATTTTTATTATTTTTATTACAATACTCTATATTTTTTTTATTTAAATCACAAGCATAAATTTCTGTAAAATTAAAGTATTTATTTAAACCTTTTATTCCACCACCTCTACCGCAACCAACCTCAAGTATGTTTTTATTTGTAAATTTTAAATTATCAAATAAAGATAAATAAAGACTAAGTTGATTTTTAAAATCTTGATCTTCTTTTTTTATAAAATTATATGATGGGTAGTACCCATGATTCATAAAATCAACATTTGTTGATTCAAAAAATGTGTTTAAATCACTATAAAAGTTGTCGTTAGCCATAATTTTATTCCATTGTTAATGACTGCCAAGTTTCAGACCAGTCTTTTTTAGTTTTATGTTTATTAAATTCTTTTGAAATTTCTCCACCTTCTAAGTATACGCCACCCCAAACACCCCACTCTTTTCCAGAAATTCCGTTGGCAAAACATATTTTTTTTACTGGACATTGTTTGCAAAGTGCGTCAACATTATACCTAGAATTTTCTTCGTCTTCATATTTATCAAAATAAATATTTGTATCAAGGCCTAAACATACAGCCTGATCTTTCCATAAATGTTGCTTCATTATTTAAATTTCTTTTCTTGTCTTATAAATTTTTTATAAAATCCAAAAAAATATTTATTTTTTTCCATACTTTTATTTTGTGCTTCTTTAATTAAATCTACCCTTAATTCAGAATCCCAATTTTCTCTTTTAAATGGTATTATTTGTGCTATAGGAGTTCCTTGTGGAATTAAACCAGTAAAATCTTTTTTTATCCAAAATGAAAATTGTCCAGGCCATGGAACACCTTCGTCAACAATTCCACTACTTGAAATAAAGGGTAAATCATTTCTATTAAGTGGATGAGTAATTAGCATGCTATATCCTTTTGGGAGAAGTATTCCAAAATTTCCTCTCCAAGCATAATGCACTTCACTGCAACCATCTGGAGTTGGTAGTGTACTTAAAACTTTTCCATTATCCCTTACTGCTATTGGATCTGGTCCAACGTTCCAATTAAAAAAATGTATATTATTTTGTTTTGACACGTAAATATCTTGATGTGTAGATAGCATATATCCAGTAGTTAAAGAATCTAAAAATGGCATACAGCCTTTAAAAGATATTTGGGGTGGTATAAAATCTTCTTTATTTTCATTTTTTAAAGTTAATTCTTGTTCTTTCCACCAAATTGGTAAAAAATTTTTTGCTGGTTTTGGCTTTTCTAAATTAAAACTATTGTTTAAATCTATTGATATTGGAACAAACAATATTTTATTTTTCATTTTTATCTCCATATTTATTTGGTATATTCCAACCAATACGGGTAGGTTTATAAATTCTATGCAAATACCACTTATCTTTTACTCTAATTCCTAAAGGAGAGGTTCTTGCTATATCAGATTCTTTTAAATCAACGACATCCCAACCACTCCAAAATAAGTTTTTGTTTTTATTTACAATTTTTTCCATTGTATTTAAACTTTTAATTATCATTTTTCTCCTAATATCTAAAAAGACCGACGTCAATATTATTTGCTTCTGCAGTTAAAACCAATTTTGATTTTAGTTCTTTTGGACGACTTAAAAAAACAAAGTAATTAATTTGATTTATATTTTCATTTAACCATGCAGGAGCAGCATTATAGAATTTAATTTTTTTGCCTCTTGCTTTCATCCCACGTTCTGACAAATTGCAAAATTCTGAAACAAAATTATTAATTTTTAATGGTCCAGCAGAATAAATAATGAAGTCATTATCTCCATTTTTCATTCCAGACAAAGCAACGCTCATAGCACGTAAAAATACGCTATAATCATTAAACTCTTTTGTTCCCTGCACTGCCACTATCATTTGGTCTTACCCCTTGCTTTAAGTCATCAAGTATTGATAACATTTTGTCTAACTCTGTTTTTGACATATTTTCAAAATTTAATTGTTTTATTGTGTTTTCATCTACTCTGCCATTAATAGCATCAGCAGTATAAAAAATGTTATCCAATATCCAATATGCCTTGCCTTCGGTTATTACTACCTTTAACATATTTTTTTGAATATGTTTTTCAGATTGCGTAATAAGTCTAGGCTTATCAAATTTTTGTTTTGGAACAACATCTTTAATCATTTCATATATGTCACTTTGTTTATATTTAATTTTTTTTAAAAATGTTATTCTTTTTTTATTTGATATCTTAATTATAGACCAAGAGACAATCAATGTCAAGCCTATAACTAATAAATATTCCATACTATTTAGATTTTTTTGTTGATTCTTTTGTTAAACCTAAAATCATAGAATTAAGTTTATTAATCTCAAGTTGTAACTTTAATGAATCTAACTCTGTATCAGATAGTTTTTGTTTATAAAATCCTATTAATTGAATTAACTCATTTTTTTCTAAATTATCCACATTTCCCCCTTTATTTTTTTAGATCAAATGCAGTTCCCTGCCAAACCTTTTCTACTTGTTTCTTTTCTCTTTCAACAATAGCACGACTCCATGCAAATCCTGCATCTCCACCCCAAGCATCCCACATAATTCTTCCATTAGATGGGAACTCTGGACCATCGTAAAAACCTTTTCCCTTTTTATCTACTTCGTGACGGGAAAAGAAAGAGAACATTCTTTTAACAGTACTAAGAGACATTGCTGATCCATTTACAATATCTGTTGCTCTACCCCAACCTACTGGAGTCCCAGCACCTGTTGCTTTACCGTCTTCTTTCCATTTTAAAGCACGACGAGCAGCAGCCTTCATGCCAGCATTTGGTGTATATGTATCAGCCATCTTGTCTTACCTTATTTTTTTCATATGACTTACCCCAAAAAAATGATCCAATCATTAATAAACCTATTACTAGTGAGTGCCAAAAATAAAACATGCTCATTTTTTACCGTCTTTCTTTTTTTGTTTTTCAATACGTTTTTCTTTAAGAGTCATCTTTGGCTCTTTCTTTTTATTGGTATTACCCTTTTGTTCTTTATTGGCCACTTGCTACCACCCTTATTTTATTTTTTCCTGGTCTATATGGACCAAGATCTGCTTTTATTCTACCGTCTTTTCTTAAACGGACTATTCTTCCATCTTTAATTTGTAATGGATTAAAACCATGATCTTTAAAATATGAACCTGAAGATTTTTTAGACATTATTTTTTAAACGGATTTAAATCAAATATAGATCCGCCCCAACTAGTCATACCTTTACGAGCCATATTGTTCCAATCTTCTGGCAACATATCTGTTGCATTTAATTCTTTTGCACGACGAACAATATGTGCTTTTGCTTTTTCATAATCTTTTGCACGACCGACAGAACGAATTGCATTCATAAGGTCTGCACGATTTGAGATTGGGAATGATCCATCAGGCATTGCATTTCCAGATTCTGCCATTCTTTCACGGGACGCTGTAGAATAATCACGTTTTTCTGATTTATAAGTTCCGCCACGACGTTTATATTCTTGAACTACCCAAGAATTAGCAACTGCAGATGGATACACATCAAATTTATCTTTTGCTTCTTGAATAATACGTGCATAAAGTCTAGCATTTGCTGGCTCACCTTTACGTGGCTTAATAAATTCATCATAGTTTGGTTTTTTTGCTTTATCAATTTCATTTGACTTACTTACTGGAACACAATTAGGAACCATACGTCCGTCTTTTTCTTTCATACCACGTTGCTCATATCCAACCCAACATGCTTTTGTCATGTTGTCCCATTTATCTTCATCCTCATTATCAGACTCGTATGAATCATCTTCTTTATCATTATTGTCCATAGATTTATCCATACCAACATTAGATTCAAGAGATGGCATTGCCATAACTTCAGATGCTTTTTTACCAATAAAATATTCTGTTTCTTCTAATCCGCCTTCTTCCATTTCAAAAAGTTGAATTAATACTGCAGGTTCTGTAGCGGATGCTGCAAGTGCATATTCTGATCCAGGAAAACCTAGCATTCCTTCTGTCATTACATGAACAACACGACCAACATAAACTTCGTCGTCATTTGGTGCCATTACCATGTCGCCTTCTTTAACCATGCTTTTACCTATGTTCCCCTCTTCTGTTTTATCAAATGATTTTAATGCTAATGTAACTACTGGATCTTTAGATAAAAAGTCTATGTCTACATACCCTCTTTCCCACAAAGACAATATCTCAGCGTTTACAGCATTCATGTGGTCATCATATAATTCTGGCATTAACTGTTTAATTTTAGGAGTAAATGAATATAGCAATGACCCATCTTCAGAGTCAATACCAGCAACCTCTAGACCACCTTCAAGAATTAATTTTTCAATCATTTCATTTTCATCTGAAGTCATGCTTTTCCCATCTGGATTAAATATTCTCTTGAATAGTTTTTTCATAATTAATAAAATTTTCCAATTCTTCCCTTGTTTTTACACCAGTGGTACGATTTATTTCCTTACCTTCTTTTAATAAAACAAATGTTGGAACAGATTTAATTTCAAAATTTTTAGCCATTTCATTTTCTATATCAACATCAACCATTTGAAAAATTCCAGGAGCATAGTCTCTGTTTAATTCTTTAACGATGGGTTTTACTTTTTTGCACGGCTGACACCAATCTGCAGTAAAGTAAAGTATTGTTTTCATTTTCCAGACTTTGCTCTAGCCTTTTTAAGAACTTCAAAATCCTTAACTTTAGTTTCTCCAAGATATCCCCAAGCATATCCATCATTAATCATCTTATCATTTAATGATTCTGTATCTCCATTAACATATAACCAGCCCAAAATGCGACCATACTTTTCTGATGAGTTCATCTTTTCAGTTTTAATAACAACAGATTTTGCATCTTTAAGATGTTTCTTTAAATACTCTTTAGATTCAAGACCAAGTGCTTTTTCAACTTTATCTGTTGTGCGTGACTCTGGTGTATCAATACCCGCTAAACGAACACGGGAAGAAAACAAAATATCAAACCCTAAATCAATAATTACATCAATGGTATCTCCATCAACCACATTTTTAACTTCTTTTACAAAATATTGATACATTATATTGCTCCAATTGCTCTATTTTCTATTAGTTTTTCACGTTCATCAACAACCTCTAACATAAAAGCCATCATTTTATTATGTGACTCAGGGTCATTCATTATTTTTTCATAGTGGTGTCCACAAAACATTAACTCTCCAGAAACACCTTTTACTTTAATTAATGCTTGTGCTAGACACTTATCACAACGATCATTAGCATTTAGTATATACTTTTTTGAAACTACACTGGGATGTTCTTTAACAATGCTAGTCATAGTGTTATTATACATCTACTTTCTGTTGTCAGTTGAATAAAATCCGCTACCGTTAAAAATTGCAGCAGGAGCACTCCAAAGCCTTTGCATTGATTGATTACAACAGACTGGATATTTATCTTCATTAATTGTTTTTTCAAATTCAACTTGTCCAGAACAAACAGAACACTTATAGTCATATCTTGGCATTTAGTTACTCCTTTCTTTTAATAAGTAGTGAGCAGTTTATGGACATGCTCAGGTCTTATATATATTATACAACGTTAGTTACTTTTTTGCAACTTTGATTGCAATTTCTTTTGGCTTTTTATCCTCTGGAATAATGCGATCAATGTCAATATATAACATACCATCTTTCATTTCGGCACCAGTTACTTCCATATATTCACCAAGTGCAAATGTGCGGGTAAATTTTCTACCAGCAATGCCTTTATGAACAACTTCTGCATCTGTTGCTTCAACAAGTTCTCCCCTAATGATTAATGTTCCATTATCTACAGATACATTAATGTCATCTTTAGAGAATCCAGCAACTGCTAAAGATAATTTATATTTATCTTCGTTTAATTTAATAATGTCATATGGCGGATATGCCTGACGAGTTGCTAGGTTATGTATTGCATTTAAACGGTCCAACTCTCTGTTGAAACCAATAAAAAATGGATCCTTAAAAAGATCCAATGTCAATGAACTTACCATGTTATGTTCTCCTTTTCAGCGAGTTTCATTTTTTGTACCCCCATTTGGCAGGTACAATATTATTATACCATATGCTAGTCTATTAAGTTTTGTTTAATTTGATTTAAAATATATTTTTTTCCTTTAAATTTATTGTAGTATACTTGCATACTTGCCCCCCTTTTATTACCGCTATTTGCCTTTCTAACATCTGCTAGCATTTGTTTTAAATTTTCATTATATCTAAATTGTTTAAATTTTATTTTTTCTTCAGTATGAAATTTTAAATAATATAAAACATCTTCATTATTAACTATAAATTCATCATACTCTTTTTTTAAAATAAATGGAAATTCTAAATTACGAAAATATTTTCCTATATTAAAATCTCCAGGAATTATCATACATCTTTTAGTAATTTCATTATCTTCAAAAAATGGATACTGATAAGCACTCATATTTAAATCATCTTCTTCTGTAAAAAAAATATATCTTACATTAAAAGAAAAAAATTTTTTTTCAAGCAATCTTATAAAAACATGTTCATCAAAAAATTTTTGGTCATGGTCTGATGAAACACATTGGCCGTTTTCAACTTTAAAAGAATAATCATATATTGATTTTACTGCATAAGTATTTGTCAATGATCCATTAAAAACAGGACAGTGATTAATTGCTATTGGAGATGATCTATTGTCATCTTTAATGCCCATAGAATAAAATCTTTTACTTACTTTTTCTGGCTCAACTGCTTTTATCCACTCATCTTCAATACAAGCCCAATAAATAGTTATTGCCATTTTTTCTCCTTTATTTTATTGTAACATATTGTACCCCCAAGGGGAATTGAACCCCTGTTACCACCGTGAAAGGGTGATGTCCTAACCACTAGACGATGAGGGCGTGGAGCGGAAGACGGGATTTGAACCCGCAACATCTACCTTGGCAAGGTAGTACTCTACCGTTGAGTTACTTCCGCAACACTAAATTATTACTTTTTTACCCAATTATCAATAAGTACTAACAGTCTGTCAATCTTTGCTCGTAATAAACTAAGATTTTGTAATGCAACACTATATGATACTTCCGCTGCTGTCTTTCTTTCATCAAAAGATGCTGATTCTGTTTTTGATTTTGTAGTAGCAGATATTTCTGCTTTAGTCTTTTGACTTAAATCAGCAGGTTTTTCTATTTTACACATATCTCTAAATCCGTTTATAACCCAATCAGTTCCTAATGTATCGCCATAAGTAAATGTATATGTGCTGCCAAAAATAGTACCTGCTAAAGTTACAGGTTCTTCATTTTCATCTTCTGAAACAACACTCTCTTCAGTTTGTGTAATTGTGATAGGTCTATTTACGGTAAATGTAGCAGTATTATCATTATACGTTGTTGTTCCTGGACCATTCCAAATACCGCCACGATTGGCATTAGTAGTTGGGTCTGCTGCTACCTGTAAAACCACCCTATCTCCACCAAATGTACCACTGGCACATGCTTCTCCACAAACAATTATATTTTTAACATTTCCATTTGCATCAAGAACAGCATATGTTGGATCAGCAACTGCTGGAGAAATACTAAATAACAATATTGCTGCTGAAATAAAACTTATACTTTTAATATTTTTTTTCATCTTACCCCTTTATTAGTTGTTTTTTATTTTAATTACTACCTGACAAGGGTCTCCGCCCTCTTCCCACTCTTGTGCCTCTTCGTCACTCATATAGGGATCTCCCTCATGAGTATTGCAGAACGGTTCTGTTACCCAGCCCCGCTCAATTCCATTAGTTAGCCAAATCTCAAACTCGTCAAGATTTGATGCCTCACTTTGAATGTCTTTTAATATGTCATCAAAATTTGCCATATATAAATTATACTGTAGTTAACTATAAAAGTCAACTTTTCTTTTTTTTAGGTAATTGATGGTCTTTAAATTTATTTCCTTTAATATCTTTTCCAAGATAGTATATTCTATCTGGTTTAAACTTATCATTCTGTGAATGTGTTCTAAAATCGGCATGTTGGTTGGCTACATTAATTTCTTCTTCTACTATATTTTTATCAAAAATATCATAAGCATTTTTTAATTCAAAAGAATCACAAAAATATCTTGGTATTGGTAATAATCCAACCAATGGCGTATTCTTATCAATAACTAGTTCTATGTTTGGCAAATCTATTTTTATGTTTAATGTAAAAGAAAACCTAAGATTATCAGACTCTACAACTCCAGTCATAGGGCTTAATCCAACTAATGGAAAGTTTGGTGGAGCAATTGTCATTAAATTAATCCCTGGCGGTGTTTTTAAAGTTAATGGAAAATGTAATGTTAAAATTCCATTTCCAAATTCTGATTTTGGATAAATAAAATTAATATTTTTATATTTTTCAAAATCTTCAAAATATTTTATGGATATATCTTCTGGAAAATTTCCACCATTCCAAAAAACACTAATTTTATATGGTAAACTAAAAATAAAACCCTGCATATTTCCAATTGCTAATGGCAAACATTTATAAAAAAAGGGATTAAACCAACTTCTTTGATGATTTATATTTAACGGATTTAAAAATAAGTTTATGTCTTTTAAATCAAATTGTTTTAATCCATCTTCTGCTACAATTGGGAAAAATGCAATTGTTTTATCTGGAACAACAAGCCCATCATCTTGATTAATTATCATTTAATTAATTATATACTTACCACGTCAATAGGCCCCATACAGGATGGGCTAAATTTAATGGCAGCATTTACTGCTCCAACCACTCTTTTGCGAGGGTCTTTAGATTTTTCTGTAGCATTTAAATAACCATAGGCATACTCAGCCCCAGAACCCATTGCCAAATAATCTAAATTATATTTAGATAAAGACATATCAACTGCATTATGCTCATATATTTGTCCTTTAATACAAATAATTAAACCAAGGTCAGCCTCTTTGCCAGTATCAACCCACCAATCACTGTAAAAATTTCTTAATTGTTTAATAAATTTAGTTTGCATAAACTTATCCACGTCTTTTATATCTGGAACGTATGGATTAAAGTTATATCTAATTCGTTCTCCATCCAATGCCCCTGCATATCCAAGCAAATATGGGCCAAGTTTCCAAACTTTTGGGGCTGTTAAAGAAAGTATTGTATTATCATCGGAAGCACCACGATCACCAGCCATATATATTTTATTTTCATGACGAACTACAGCCAAGACTGTCATATAAAAATCCCCTCAGAGTATACATTTAAGTATACCAAACCCTTTTTACTTAGTCAAAGACCTTTATTTGATGGTTTGACCACATGCTGAGCATGTTTTAGGCTTGGCAGCAGCCTTTTTAGCAGTACCCGCAGGGGCAGAGCCAAACTTAGGTCTACCAAACCCTACAATAGAAACCATAATGCCTTTTTTATTTTTTTTAAAGGCACGAAGTTTTTTACAAACCTCTCCACCATTACGTTGGCTACCTTTAGGATCTCCAGAAGTATTGCCTTCTATGCACCATACAGTACCGTCGCCATTATCAGCAACGACAATACCTACGTGAGAAATTCTATCTACTCCATCAGATGGAAAATCAAAGTATGCAACATCTCCTAGTTCTGGATCTGCTACATCTCCATCAATCCAATTACCTGCTTTTTTAAATGCTGCTGCACCACCTGGGGTAAAAACAGTATTAGGAATTTTTACTCCTGCTTCATTAGCACACCAGTTAACAAATGATCCACACCAAGGCTGAAAATCTGCCTTAGTAAATTTACCATACTTGGTTTCATTATCTTTTGGACCCTCTATAGTACCAATTTCTGCTGTAGCAACTTCAATAAATCTTTCTGCTGTGCCTTGTGCTGCCATTTTTATTTATCCCAATCGGTATCAACTGGTTGTTCTTCTGGCATTGCACCATCTGGCTTAGAAAGTCTACGTGCTTTTGCTTCATCAATTTCTGACTCTAATTTTTTATCTGCCATTGTATTTTTAGCATCAACTTCTTTGTTTGCAATCTGTGCTGCCATAACATCTTTAGCACCAGATGAGCCAATTAATAAACCAGCAAGTGTTCCTGTAATAAATGTTGCTACGCTACCAAGAACATTAAAAAACATTTTATCGTTTTCTGATTGTCCTGTAATTGGCTGTGTAACAAATATAAGGGCATACATGATGCCTGTTGCAGTTATAAATAAAATTGATCCTAGTGTGATACCTAAGATAAACTTAAGTCTTGCATCTAACTCTTGAGGAGTTAATCTTTCTTTAGCCATTTATTTTCTCCTTTGCTTCTTTGGAATAAAATTCAATTTGTTTTTGACATGTTTTAGTAAGATTGTTTTTTATTTTATTAATTATATTAATGTCTGAACCTTGTTCTAAAAGATTAGCATATTCTAAAACATAAAGATCTCTTTGAATATTTTTGCTAAATTGGTTTTGTAAAATTTTTTCTGTTCTATTTTCTGTAGTACAAAAAATATATACTAGGTTTTCTGCTTTTTCTCCTATTAAAGACTTAACTTCTGACCTTGAAATTTCTAAATTAGCATTATAATAGTAAGTTCCATATATTGAGTGAAAAAGTCCAGCATCTATGAGATATTGCTTTGTTGGATAAAGTTTTTTAATTATATTAGATGTGCCTACTAAATGATCAAAAAGACTTCTTCCACTATGAGAACTATCTTGTGTTTTTTCGTAAAGATATATAATTTTCTTATCAAGCATTTCCATTATCTTTTTATCCCCCTTTTATTATTTTGTTAAATCTTCTGGACATGCCCCGTTAGCAGTACAAATTGGTGGTTTGCATTCTGCTGATTCCCAGTTTACTGGGTCTTGGCATGGATATCTATAATGACCATCATATCCACAGCCAGACAATCCTAATGCTAGGATGCTTGATAGTAGGAGTATGCGTAGTTTTGACATACTCCCATTATATCAAACTTATTCGTCTTCTTTACGAATCCCTATGGTTGCAAACCATATGGCTACTGATGCTAGGGTTACATACCCTACTACCGTCTTTGCGCTACCCTCTAAAACCACCCATGCTACAAAGAAGCCAAGAAATGTAAAGTTTTCATTGAGGATTGCCATACCCCATTGCTTTAACTTATTCATTTTATCTCCTTCTTCTAGGTGCAGTAGCAACAATTAATTGACCAGCAATAATTGTTACAACCACAATATCTTCTGCTTTTTCACGTTCTGGAATAGACATATCAGCACCCATGCTAAGTAGTGCTTTGCCTAATTCACATTTTTGCTCTTCTGTCAAACCTTCAATTGCTTCATCTGGATTAAAACAAGTAGCAACCGCATCTAATAATGCTGCTGGGGAATTAATGGTGGAAGGTCACGATATTCAAGTCCCGCCGCCTCTATGGCTCCTGCTTCAACTGGAGCACCTTCTGCTGATGTTACTAAAACATCTGCAACTAAATCTTTTTCTACTAAAGTAAACTTACCATCTTCAGATAATGCCTCTGATAAATTTACAACTTCTGCAGTTGTTATTTCTCCATCTGCTGATAACATTTCTGTAATAAATTCTGCCTCTGATTCTGTTAATCCACCTTCCGATAATGTAGATGAAACTTCTGCAGCAATTTCTTCAGATACTTCTCCACCATTAGCAATTGCCTCTAAAACTTCGGTAACTTCAGAAGCACCTAAACCACTATCTGAAACTAAATCACTAACTATATCTTGAACTTCTTCTACGGATAAGGTATCATTATCTTGTGCAATTTCTTCAAAAGAATCCTGACTTTCTTCAAGAATATTTTCTAGTTCATCGCTGGATGAAGATTCATCAGATTCAGGTGTATCCGTTTCAGGAGATTCAGTTTCTTCGGAAGGCACTTCTTCAGCAGGAGTCTCTTCCACAGGAGTTTCTTCTATCTCTGTACTTTCCTCTTCAGTCGGAGTGGTTAAGTCTGGTAAGTTTTGTTCAGGAGCATAGATAAATACTGGCTCTGGTGCTGGAGACACAACAACTTCTTCTGCGGGTATAGAAACAACAACCTCTGTATACTCACTTACAGGTCCAGACCAGTTAGCAATTCTAATAGTATAAGTAGTGCCTTCTGTTAAACCAGTTAGTTCAATAGACTCTGGAGCGCCGTCTGTATTATAGGTGCCACCCTCATATGGGTTTTCTGCATCTGGGTCATCTGTTATTACTTGATAAAACCAAGTGTTTGCTGTGTACCCTTCTGGTAGTTCTGGTGCAATAACAACTGTTGTTCCTTCAATTACTGGTTCTGATAACACTGGTGCTGGAGTAGGAATATGACTATTAATTGCTGTAATTAATTCTTGAGCATTTGTATTTAATTGTGTTTGTAAATTTGTTTTAGTAGATACCGTTGAATTTAAAGCATTTGTCAATGAAGTTGTATTAATAGCATTTATTGCTGATGTGTTTATAGTATTTTGAGAAACTACTGGAGTAAGACTTTGATTTAATTGTGTAATGGCAGCATTTGCTGCATCTACTGCTGCTTGTACAGTTGCTGTACTAGTGTCTACAATTGGAGTAAATGCAGGACCTTGACTTATTTGTCCAGAAAATCCTGATCCCACATTTGTATCTACAATAGGAGTAATATCTCCATTAGTTGTTTCTCTAACATTAAATCTTGCCTGATCTGGTATTGGTCCGACTGCAGTTACATTTGCCATCCAAGCACCATTATTTGGATTAACATCAGCATTAAATCTAATTTGAACCATTTGTGTTGATGCATCTTGTTGTGGAAATGGTCTTAAATCCCAAGCAATATCTAGACTTGATCCAGTTGTTGCGTATGTAATTCCTGTTCCTGTACTCCAAGTTGTCCAGTCCCATCCAGCAATAGAAACTGATGGAGCATTTGGAGTTTGATAATAAATCCATCCTTCATCCACACCAAATGTAATTGTTGCATTAGATCCTACATAAACATTATTATAAAGAGTTCCGCCCATTAATAAACTAAATGGAAGATTCATTCTTATGCCAGCATCATCAACTCCAGCCAAAACGTTAGTGCTAGTTCCAATAGTTGCTTGTAAATTATTGACTGCTGTTTGAGCATTATCAATTGCAATGTTGGCTTGAGTTAATTCTGTTTGAGCAGTTGTTTGTGCTGTTGCTGCTTCAGTTTTTGCTGTAATAGCCTCAGATATTTGAACCTGTGCTGTTGAAGTATCAATATTATTTATAGAGGTTTGGGCTGTAACAATAGTATCTTTAGCATCTTGAACTACTTGCGAACTTTGATCTATTGGTGTAACAGATAAATTTATAGCACTGATTGTTGCTGTGGCTGTGTCTACTAAGGCTACATTTGATTGTGCTACCGAAACTGTTGCAGTCAATGTTTCTACTGCTTCCTGAGCCTCTACCCTTTCAGCAACTGCTACTGCTATAGTGGCTGTGGCAGTATCCGTGGCTGCAATAGCCTGCTGGACCTCTGTAGTGGCTGTTGCAAGGGCTGTATTAACTGCTTGTTGAGCAGGGCTAATAACAACTTGTTCTTGATTTTCTGTAGCATGAGCACGATCAGGAGCCATTATTCCAAAAATTGTTAAGCACAGTCCCACCCCAAAGGCTAATATTAGTCTTCGTTTGAGATTGGTCAATTGAGTGGTGGTCTCCTATGTGTAATTATATTAGTAATTATACCATTTTTATTCAATAAAAAAGAGGGTAGAAATTAATCTACCCTCAATTTTTATAAGGAGTTGTTAAGCCTTAACCTTTTTCTGAATCTTTAATACAAGATTAGTTAAGGTTGTAATTAATGTCTTAAGTTGTGCAACGGTTACAGCCAATGCAGCCACTGCAGCAAGTGCTTGTGATGCTGAATCGGTTACTGTTGCAGTTGCAGACACTTTTACTTGACCTGCTGCTGGCAAATCAGTTCCACCAGTTGCACTGATAGTAACTGCACCTGCAGATAATGGCATGTAAACTTTGTAAATTTTTACACCATTTGCGTCAGTTGTAATAGATGTTGCAGTAATTGTGTCGCTTGATCCACCAAAGGAATAACTTGTAGTAATTCCTGTAGAAGCAAGTAGGTTAGCATATGTCTTTCCAGACAATACTGCACCTGTTGCATCAACTGGTGAAAGAGTAATTGTGGCTTGCTCTCCTGCTACGTAGTTTGCTTTATCAAAAGCCAACTTAATAGAAGCAACTGCAGCCTCTACACGCACAGTTACTGTGTCTGCAGAGATTGTTCCACTCTTTACTACTACACCTGCTGAACCAGTTTTAACACCAGCCAAAGAAAACAATGCTTCACCATTAGAGATAGAAGCAGTTGTTGCCGAATTGCTGATTACTGTTAAGTCTGCTGATGTTGCTGTTAATGTTCCTGCTCCTACAACTACGCCAGCAGCATCATATGCTACGGCAGAAATTGCATCTGCATTAGAACCTAAAGCAATTGTTGGCTTCTTGACAGTTGTAACAACTTTAGCAATGTCGCCATAGAATGTTACCTTTTCTGTTGCCAAGATTACGCCAGATGCTGAGGTAAGTGTAATTGCTCCTACGCCAGATGTTCCATCAGAGAATACTCCGATATAACTTCCTGCAGGAATAACTAATGATCTACCTAAAGCAGAAATAGTTGCATGGTTTGTACCATGTCCTAACATACCTGCACCTGAAACAGTTGCTGTAATTGATTCTGAAGCAGAACCGTTGGCAGCATTCTTTTGAGTTAATACAATAACTGCTGCAGCATCAGAAGACACAGCCTTTGAAGCATATACAGTTGCGTCTGTTGTTGCTGAAATTGTTTCACCAGCATTTAAAATAGATGTTGTATAAGCAGTTGATGCCTTAAGATCTGGAGCGGTAACAGTAACTGTCCATGTAAGGGCAGCAGATGTAACTGAACCAGATGCGCTAGTTAATGTAGGAATAAATCTAACTACATATGTTCCAGCAACGCTAGGCACATGAAGTGATACTGTCAATTTTGCAGTAACATAACCAGTAGTGTTAGTTGCTGGTGAAATT